TCACTTTCTGTAGGGGTTGGGGTAGGCTCCGGCGATGGAGTTTCTGATGGACTTGGTTCTGGCGTTGGCTCAACAGATGGCTCTGGGCTTGGCTCTGGTGACGGTTCTACGCTTGGCTCTTCACTTGGCTGAACGCTTGGTGTTGGCGAAGGTGCGACATAGAGCGGATCGGTAACGGTCAGGAAGCCAGCACCGCAGCAGGAGTCGGTGGCATTGATGCCCCAGCCGTAGACATCGCCAGCGCGCAGTTCGATGAGGATGCTTCCCTGCACATCGTTGCCGCCATTGGGCTGCACGAGTACGGTCTCTACGCCATTGAGCAGGAAGAGCGGACGGTCAAAGACAGGACCATCCTGCGTGGTGTAGTGCCACAGCGCGGAGTAGGTGAAGTCGCTCTCCGCCACGGCCGTGTAGGTGGCGGTGTTTGAGCCGCCTCCCTGATTCGGTCCAGTCAGCGTGAAGCCGCCGTCACTATCCGCGACCGACCCTCCGCCGGTGGTGGTGAATGTCCAGACAGGCATCGCCAGAATCGGCGCGACCATAGAGCAGGTCAGGATGATGCCCAGCAGTGGGAACGCGAGCCGCTTCACTTGGCGAGCAGCGATGCAACGAGCGGCACCAGAACGCTGAACAGCAGCGCACCAATGACGATCAGTCCTCCTTTGAGTTTGTCCACCGTAGAGCGCACCTCATCGAGTTTCTGCGAGTGTGCGTCTAGTCGCGCGATCAGTGAGTCAATCTGGCGTGGGGTCATCGTGACTCCAGCGCGGCAGTCAAAGCCAGCAGCGCGTCAGTTCGAGTTGCGCCAGTCCCAGTCACAGTGGGATCGGTCCACAAACTGTCTGATGCGCCAGCCGTCCACACGCCCTCAACCTGATCAACCAGGGTGACTTGAAGACCTTGCGCCTGGGCCGCTAGAAGCGCAGCGTCAAGAGCCTGAAGTTCAGCGTCCATCACGCACCAATCCTTCCGACTGCAAGTACAGGAGTCACGCCAGAAGAGGCCACAGTGTTTAGTGCGCCGCCTGATTGCTGCAATGCGTAAACCTCTACATAGTCTCCTACATCAAGATAGACATTTGCCGAGACGCTCAGAAGTGTTGTTCCAGAAGGCGATGCTGGCACCTGGATACCTGAGCGGTCTGCGCCATTGACATAGATCAAGACGAGCCGTCGGCTGGTTGCATTTGTTGCGAAGCCGACATTTGCCGTGATGTTGTAGAAGCCAGACTGACCGATCACGATCCTGTCGTTGGCGTTGCTGAACCAGCCTTGCGGATCATACGAGCCGATGTCTGGCGTGCTGCTTGCGGTGTTGAAGGTGATCTTCGTAAGTGAGTTATTTGTGAGCGATTGCGCTGCTGTTGCAGTGATTCGAGAAAGCCAGTTTGAGTTATCTCCATTGATTACCAGATTTCCATACACATCAACACTTCCAACGGTTGGAGTGAGAGAGATTGTCGATCCTTCAATATCAAGGATATCGCCGCTATAGATCGTGGTGCTTGTTCCACCGGATAGATAGGTGTTATCGCCAATGTCAAGGTTGCCGAGTTGGCTGCCATTCCAGATCGACAGCGTGTCATTGTTGTTGATGATGTAGGCAGGCAGGTTTGTCGGTGCGCTCTTGTCGGTGAGGATCAACTCAGGCAATCCGTTACCGACGCGCACCTCTGTTAGATCAACAGTGCGCGCTGCTGATTGTGTCGCTACCGTGGCAATGGTCACTGTGATCTTTAGATACGCAGCATCGGCTGGAGCGGTGGTATCGGAAAGATCTGGACTGGCAACATAGATGTCAGGAGCAGTCGCGCCAGTTGCAGTTTGCAGAAGATTGAATGTGTAGAGATCGCTCTCAAAGGCTGTTCCAGTCGTAGTGACTCCGTCTGCCTTGTAGAACTGGCAGGTGATCTTAGCGTTGGACTGTGTGCTGTTCGTGCCGTTCTCAAAGGTCGCCTCTGCGTAGAACGAGAACGATCGAGATGCTGACGATGCAACAGGGATATAGCGTGCCAGGGTGACGCTCTTGCCTGTAGTCGTGCCGCTCGCCACAGTGAAGCGCAGCACATTGCCAGAGCCAGCGCCAGCGTCCGCGACGACGGCCGCAGTGATTGCGCCTGCGCTGTTCACATCCGTGAAGGTCCAGTAGGGCAGTGGGTTCTCTTCTGTGATCGTGTCGCCAGCGGCATCCGGCGGAATGGCGAAGTCGCCGTTCGCCACGCCAGCCTGGATCTCGCGGAGCGCGGCTGGACCAAAGAGCAGTGCCGTCTCGCCGTCGCTCGATGTGCTGACGAGCGGTGCGCCCTTGTCGGCGTTGACTCCGCCCTCATATGCGCCAAAGCCTGTGTAGTCTGTACCGTACTTACCCATTTTTACTCTCCTCCAACAAGGACGCCAAGACCCTTGAGATACTGCCGGCGGAAGTCCGCTTCGATATCGTACTGGACTTGGTAGGTTTGACCGCCCTCTGCGAAGCGCATCGTCACGGTAGGGATGTACAAGACGGCGTTCGACAAGTCAAGCGATGGCGCATTGATCTTCACATACTGCCCAGGGAGCCATGCCTTGACGAGCGTGTAGGGAGTTGCGGCTGCGGCTGGGTAGCCTTGGCTATAGCCGTACTCCCAGTCTGGCGAAGCGGTCTGGCTAAGGTCACCACCGGCAACCGTAAATGACACGGTGCGGCGCGGTTTACCGCGCGAGACCATCGTGGCTCGTGCCAGTGAACCGATGGTTGCGCCACGGTCAGACTTATTAGCAACCTTTGGAGCGCTGAAGATTTCGTGTGGCAGTGGACCATTGCGCGCGGCTTGGCCTGCGCCGTTGCGGCTGTAGGTGCCTGTGTAGGTGCGGAAATAAGGGTCGTTAGTTGGCGCCGTAGGGTAGGTCTGGTTGCTGTCGTAGCGCGCATATGCCGAGTCAGCCTGCACGAAGATGCCCTTGACGATAACATCGTGGTCAAGATTGACACTCAGGTCACGAGCAAGCAGGCGAGTTGGCGTGGTCGTGCTTCCTGTCTGAACGCTTGCAGGATCAGTCACGATCTCTGCCGGTGCGGTTGCGTAGGTCGGAGCGACCTCCTTCGGACCGTAGTTCAGGCGGCCGTCGTTATCGATCCAGAAACGGTATTGCACATCAGCAATACCGCCTGCCAACTCTGCGATCTGGCTAAGAGCGCTCTCAAGCGTGGTCGCCTTGAAGGTTTGCTTGCCAATAGTGCGAGCGGTTCCGCTAAAGATTGCGCGCGTAGAGCCGCTGATCACGGCAGTGTTCAGGATCTCGCGCGTCGTCGCATCGTTGACCTGCGTATGCACTCGTGAAAGCAACGCATTGATGTGATCTCGATCTGTTGATGCAGATCCACCTTGGGTGAACGAGTCAACATATGAGGTAGCGCGGATGCCTGTCTTGCCGTTGCGAACGATAGTCTGCTGGATCCAGCCACTTGCCCCAGTTACCTGCACCGATGCGCGCGTACCTACGCCATTCTCTAGCAACTGCCCTTGGATATTGCTGATATAGCCAAGGAAGATCGGCGTTGTTGCGCTGTACCGGCTATCAAAAAATTGAACGCGCGCGTTGTCATAGACCGCACCTGAGCGCCACCACGGCAGGGTGCCACTAGGAGTCTTTGGCTCAATGACGGTGAAGTTCATTTCTCCAGGCGATCCGTCTGCCGAGAGCGTCAGGCTCAACGAGCCCAGTTCGACATAAGGCGTAGTCGTGGCTGATGGCGCAGGAAGGTCGAGCAGGTTAGCGCCGCTATCTACTCCAGCAATAATGAGGCTGAATGGGTTTGCCATTTATTGCGCGCGAGGGTTGAAGCCAATGCGACGAATTGAGTTTGAAACAACCTTGTCGACCTTCTCAGTCCCAATGTTGACGGTCGTTGTGACGGTAGTGGCGCCTCCAGTACCGTTTGGATTAGTGGTTTCATACTGGCGGAAGCCGTATTTATCAGACATTGGATCTAAGCCCTTAATACCTTCACCTGGGATTGGCTGACCAGTCAACCTGAGCATCTCCCTGTAGGCATCGTTGAATAGGCTTAGCGCAATTCTAGCGTTGTCAAAGTTGTCTCGGATCGGCTTGAAGAATGTATCCCAGAAACTTTCTTGATCAATGCCACCACCAAAGTCAATTCCAAGCAGTTTTGCCGTTTCTCCAAGTTCGTCTAAAAATGGATTGACGCTTTCCTGGATTACGCGATCCATCCCTGCTCCCATATTTGTGAGTGACTCAAGAAGGAAATTGACTGACGGAAGAAGCGCTGTACCAATCGCCACAGCAATGGCATCCACTTTGTTCTGGAAGATCTGTAGTTGATAGTTAAGACCCTGCTCTTGGTAGGAGAGGGCGGTATCCGTTGCGCCAGCAGCGTTTGCCATGATTTCCAGTTCCTGATTGAACTGCGCGCCGCTGTTCTTTGCAAGAACAAATGCTCCTCTAATTGCTCGTGCATCGCCGAGCAGTTCGGCGATCTTCTCGTTGCTTCCGCCGGTCTTCTTGATGAGGTCTGCCATAAAGCCGTTTAGACCCTTGGTCTTTAAGCCAGTTGCGGTGAAGTCAATGCCGAGTTGCTTGGCGAGTTTGGTTGCCTTTGCTGTCGGAGACAGGACGGCCTGCATGATCGCGTTCAACTGTGTGGTTGCGTTCTCTGCGTCAATACCGTTCTTGGTGAGAACAGCAATACCTGCGGCAACATCCTCAAGGCTGACACCAAGCGGTGCGGAAAGCGCAGTGACCTTACCAATCTCCGACGCCAGTTGTGGGAAGGTGATCACACCGCGATCAACCACCTTGAAGAGGATGTCAGAGACTCGCTGTGCCTCATCCGCGCTGTAGGAGTAGGCGTTGAGGACTGCGGTGATTCCTGCGGCAGACTCAGAGGTCTGTGCTAGTCCAGCCGATGCCGCCTTGGCTGCGGCCTCCAGCACCTTGATGCCCTCTGCTCCAGCAAATCCGCTGGAGGAGATGTCGTACAAACCCTGAGCAAGAGTCTCAGCGCTTTGTGGCAACTTTGTGCTCAGGTCGAGAACTGCATCCTTCAGTTCCTCAAATGCCTTAGGTGACACCTTGGCAATGCTGTTGACATTGAGCATTGCCGTCTCAAATGCGGCGGCTTTACCTACGGCGTAAGTCAGCGCGCCAACGACCGCACCAATGACTGCCGTGCCGGCAGCGATACCGCCAAATGCAGCAGAACTCGTCTTGGCAAGTTTGCCCATGGAGCCGCCGATCTTTCCGAGCGGTCCGGAGGCAGAGTCCTTTGCCTTTACGACGAAGTTGGCGGTCTGGTTTATAGCCATCAGCGTTGATTACCCCTTCTGAATCGTAGGATGGTGTTTCGGAATGGCTCATTGTTATAAAAAGCCGCGTAGGTATTGCTATACGACTGTACCGCTCGATTGATGTTTGAACGCTGCTTCACCACTTGATCAACAAACGGTCGTGGCTTTACGCCCTTGACTGAGAATGTGCCGTTTGGAGTGGTGCGGCGAGTGCCCTGACCTCCGACTACCAGCCAGCCGTAGAACACGCCGTTCCTGCCGCCTTTGATTCCAACTACGGCTGCTGGGTTGTTGAAGCGCGCCTTACGAGCAAGCACCTTTTTTCGGAGTCTGCCGGTCTCGCCACGCGGAGCCTTTTCTCGCATTGGCTTCTGTAGTGTGCGCGCGGCGTTCAGTGTGGCAAAGGTGCCAAGACGCTTAAACGCTCTAGGGTTTGATCCCTTGAGGAAGCCAATCCGCAGTTGGTCGTAGTTCTTGTCGAACTTCCCCTCAAGGATAACTCCGGCAGGCATCTACTTCCCTTTCGGCTGCATCTCCGCGTGAATAGTCCACGCCTTCAGCACCTGATCCAGCGGCAGGCTCGCTACCTCATCTGGCCACATCCCAAACTTCTGCCCAAGGAGGTGGAAGATGATGTCTGGCGGTGGCACAAAGGATTGACCATGTGCCAGCCGCCTGGCGGCGAGCCTTACTTGGGGTCTGGCTGGTTCGCCTTTACCCACTCCGCAAGAGTTTCTGTCAGTGCATCTACTGGAGCATCCAGAATATCTTCAGCAGGCTGACCATCAAGCCCCTTGAAGTTATGTGTGATTACCAGTTTTGCAAAGCCACCAAGGGCTAGGCGCGCCTCGCCTGATTCCAAGTCCAGCAGGATGCGAGCCGAGACAGTCTTTCGCAACTCGGCCGTCCATCCGGCGTACTTACCTTCCAGAGCGATCTTTACCGTTTCCATATTGACCCTCCTACTAGCGCACTAGGCGCTGCTATTTACGGCGCTGTTGCCAGCGGCGAATCTACAATGATCTCAAGCGACTTGCCTGAGGTCACATCGTAAGCAAGGCGGCAGACCACTTCATTGGTCACAACGCCCTCGACATCGGCACCAAGGGGCGTGATATTTTCAATTTCCCACGATCCGAGAACCCAGACACCGTAGTTATCGGAAGTCACACCGTACAAACGGAGGTACTTCTGGGTCGCAATATCGGTGATTGGGAATGAGGTCGTAGCGCCGCTGTTGCTCGCCACCGTGAAGGTGAGCGTTGCATCAAGCACGCCAGTCAGCGCTGCCGTAGCGGCCGTCAGGCTGCCATCAAGCGCGGTGATCATCCCTACGCCGGTCATGATCGACAGGCTGAAGTTCATGACGCTCGTGTAGTCGGTTGCACCAGTCCCTGTCTTGTCAGGGAAGTTGGTGTCCGTGCTCAACTTCATCAATCGACCAGCCATCATTGGGTTCGCTGGCAGAGCCGTGCCAAAGGCAAGCGCTGACGATTCAACCGTAGTAGCAGCAAAGGTTGCACCCATCTGGAGCAGACCTGATGCATCTGCCGAGAATGTGATCTCTGTTGGGGCTGCGTTCGATACGCGGTACTTCTGTACTCCGTCCTCAACAAGGAACGAGTAGAAGACGAGCGTGTCAACATCGCCCTGCGTTGGAGACCATGTCCAAGTGTATGGACCAGAGCCAGTTACCGATGCGCCAATGGCATCAAGCACAAGCGGAAGGGTTCGCAGCGATGCAGGACCTTCAGCAATCGTAAGGACTGGTGCGCGACCGGTGATCGTTGGTCGCCCAGCCTGAATGGCGGTGCGCTTACCAACTGAGGTGGTCTCGCCCAAGTCGACTGTGACCCCAAGGTCAAGAGCGCCCAGCGTCTCGTTGAAGAGGATCTCACCAGCAGCCGTACCGAATGCGGCCGCCGTACCAAAGCCAGACTGCGACATTGCAGCGATTCGCGTCAGAGCCTTTGCGCCGTAGGTTGCCATCTAAGTTCTCCTTGCTCTACGCGGTAAACGCCACGGTGTCATAGACCGTGACTTCCGCAGTTGCTTCAACCGTCAGATAATCCTGATCGGCATAGGTATCTGTGCCGAGTGTAGTGGCAGAGACTGCCACTTGAACGGCATTTCCACTAATGGTCACAGCACCATCAAACACGGTGCGGAGCCACGAGCGCCAAGTATAGAGGTCTCGGTATTTGTCATCCATTCGTGGGATGGGTAGAAGGTAGATACGGATAGCCACGGTCAGCACCGTGACTCGATTGCCGTTGCCCACAGTGATCGTATCATCGCCTGGGAAGAGGATCGCAGCCGGTACGACTGGGAGTGACTCTGGCGGAGTGGCGTATGCCTTGCGGAGTGCGTAGCCAGTAGGAGGAGTTGCCGCCGCTAGGCGCGTTGCAATGGCGTCAAGGATGGTCAGGTCGGTCATCGCGCCAAGCCGCTGCGCTTGCGATACGGCTCAAGGATCAACGCAGCCTCAGGATGCAGGGCGCGGCTCATGCGGAGGATGCCGCCAAGGTCTGCCGAGCCGATCACGCCGAATGGCGCGGTGCGGCTGTTCCAGACAGCGCCAGCCTGAATGATCTCTGCCTGTACGACGGCAGCCGGCACCGATGGGAAGCCGAAAACGCCAGTCACCTTCACGCCGAGATAGACATCCTTGGGGAAGTTGCGCGGCCAGGTGACGCTCGTGTCGATCTCGGTGTAAGGGAAGCCGTCTAGCGCAGCATTGCGCGGAGCCAGCACATAGTCGGTGCCGCTCACCCAAGTGGTCTCGTAAGTGCCATTGGCATCGTCATCTGTCTGGAGCGTCGTGACGCTCACAAGGTCATCGGTCAGCACATACTCGTAGTCCTCAGCCGTGTAGTAGCGCGTCTCGGTCGCGGTGCCGAAGCCCGTCTTACGGTCGCAGTAAAGATCGATCAGCGTGTCGGTAGCGTCCAGCACATTCTGGAGCGCACCGTCATCGGCGGTGTCAGCCGTGCCGATACCGACCGCAGCCTTGAACTGAGCGAGCGATGCGTAAGACATTAGCGGCCTCCAGTCAATAGCCAGGTAAGGGTTTCAGTTCCAGATGCTACCACCGCGTACAACTTGCCAGACTCTGGCAGCCATAGCGTAACGGTGTCACCCTTGTGCAACTCAAAGCCAGTTGCCGTAGTTACCGTTGCGTCACCGAGATAGGCGTTCACATTGCCATCAAAGTGCAAGGCGATCCACGAAGCACCGACCACGCCAGTGGTGATCAGCGTGGCGGTGGTGCCAACGGTGGTCTGTCCGCTAACAACGGTAGTTGCCATTTACTCCTCTTCAGGAGCCACGCTCGGCTCTGTTTGATTGATGGTGGCAGTCCTCATACCCTTTGATACTTTAGCGCGCTCTACGAGCCGCGTTGGTGCCTCTGCGTCGACATCTGCGACAAGGTCAGCGAGACCAAAGGCGATCAGACTCTCAGCCTCTTGGGTTGGCATATCAACCACCGAACCGGTGGAATATTCGCCTCGGCGCTTTCGGAGTTTGATCAGCATTTGTTTCTCCTAACTTGCGGTTTAGGGGAGCCGCCGAAGCGACTCCCCTTCACCACTAACTATGCGTTGCTACTGAGGGATCAGTTGCAGGCGTAGTACTTGACGGCATCAGCCTGGGCAAGCCCAGTTGCACCGCGAACCTCAACCTTGTACGACACAAGGCCCAGGTTCCACGCGTACTCGCGGCTTACATCCACGCGGATGCCGCCAACGAGCGCGGTCTTGATCTGCCCAAGGTCACCGAAGAGGATTGGCTTGGCATTGTCAGCAATGTCAGCAATCCCTGAAGCGGTGTAGACAGGCTTGCCAAGGAGGCGATCAACGCCACCCTGTCCGCCTGGCTGGAAGAGCGGCACGCTGGACGATGTGATTCCAAGGATCGTTCCAAGGGTCGCATCGGACATCAACCAACCAGCCTTCGCGGCCGAGCGGTACTGCTGCTTCACAGCGTACTGAAGCGAGACCAGTTCCGCATAGGTCGGAACAAAGGTCGCGCCGGTCACGCCTGAACCAGCGGCGGTCACGACGGCCGTACCAGCGGCTGCGCCGTGAGCGATTGCAACTTCCTGACCAGCAGCGTCCGCAATGAACGCAGCGATGTCGAAGGCGGCATCTTCCACGAGTTCCTCGCTCACCTGAACAAGGATCTTGTAGCCGGATGGGGTCAACTGAAGCGTGCCCATCGTTGGGTCGCTCTCAACGATCGTGCCACCCTCGCCTGGCGCAGTCGCGGTTCCGAGAGCCGTGGCTCGTGGGAACTTGATTGCGTTGCCGGTTGCAACACGGATCACATCAACCACATCTGGGTTGATGAATGGGTTGATCTGACCAGCCACGACATTTACTCGTGGGAAGACGGCAACTGGATCGCCCAGGTTGCTGCTCTTGGTCACATCGCGGTACTCGAACGACTCGGTGCCGCCAGCAAGACCGATCGCGCGGAGGCGCTCGGAGTCGCTCTTAGCCTTAGGAGCCGTAGGAGCCACAACAGCGGCGAACTCGGCGCGAGCCTCGTCAGCAGCCTTGCGTGCTTCGGTAGCATTCTTCTCGGACTTCATCGCCTCAGCCAGCGAGCCAGCCTCTGCAACGAGTTTCTCGAAGCGTGCCTTGTCTTCGCCCTCCAGGGCGATTCCCTTATCGGCGGCCTCAACGGCAATGCCGCGTGCCTCCGTCAGGAGGTTCGCTCGCTTATCAGCGAGATTTGCGAAGTCGGACATAGTGTCCACTTCCTTTCTCCGCGCATAGGCGGAATACTATTTGTGCTCTCCTCGGTGGGTTGCTCTAACGCGGACTCGCCTACTCAGGGCGGTGGGGCGTAGGCACGAGACCTAGAGTGCTTCACCTTCTGCCGCTTCAATAGCCAGCAGTGCCACAGCGACGGATGGGTCAATGACCTTCTCCTGCTTTGGCGCCAACTTGGAGCGAACAGCATCAATGACAGCCACTTCCTCGCTGGACAGTTCGCGTCCAGCCTTGACTGCTTCGAGCGTGGCCATCAACGCCTCAGCCTCTACGCCGATCTTTGGCGCAGTCACTTGGCGGATTGCCGTGAGACCAAGGGTTGCAGGATAGGCAGGGGTCTGACCACCGGCGGCAAGGATGCTGACCTCGAACAGGTTCGCTTCCTTGATCGTGCGCTGATTGCCATCCCATGCATCCTGAACCTTCTGGAAGCCGAAGGACATACCAGCAGCGGCGCTCTCGTGCGTCAGCATTGAGATGACCTTCGCTGCGTCTGGATCGGCTGGATCTAGTTTCGCCTCAACGCGAAGGCCAGTCTCGTCCTCGGTCAACTGAAGGCGACCGCTTGCCGTGGTGGCAAGAGCGCGCGTCTCGTCATGACCAAAGAGGAACGAGATGATCTTCTGCCCTGCGGTAGCGCGCGCGAGTGAACGCTTGAATGCGCTCGGCGCAATGCGCTCCTCGAATGGCAAGCCAGCGCTCGCGCTATTCCAGATAGCGGCGTAGCCGGTAAAGGTTCGCTGTCCGTCAGCATCAGCCTCGGCGAGACGGTACTCACCGATTGGTAGCGAGCGAACTTCTTTCTCTTTCATATCAATGATCTCCCTATCTTCAGCCGCGATAAGAGCATCTGCCCACGAGAGTACGCGATCAGTTGCGTCGCGGTCAGTAGTTTCCACACCCCAAAGAAAGCCAGCGACGGCACCTGGTCCAGGGAAGTCCTCATTATCGTCATCGCTATTCTGAGGTACGCCTTCCCAGTCGCCACGATGGCGGCGAATCCAAGCGGCCATGCGGATGACCTTGTCGGTATCTGCACGCCCTGCGGCAAGTTCGCGAGCCTCTGAGATGGTCTGCGCCTGCAAGCCCTCGCCAGCGCGACCGTCCTCAACGAACGACAAGCCACGAGCGGCCGCGTTGCGGATGTAGTCAGGCACCTCGTACACGGCGCGCTCTTCGTCAGCCTGCCAAGCGTTGCAGTAGTAGGCACCGCTCACATACTCATCCCACTTCTCGCAGTACGCCTTGTCTCCTTCAACCTTTGCTTCGTTGTAGAAGACGCAGTTGCCGCAGGCGCGGCCTTCAGGTACATCATTCTCGAGTGCTGGTCGGTAGTTATCAGGCAACACGCGCGCGACAAGATAGTCGCCGCCTGGCTCAATGCCCTCTGCAAGAGAGACGGCAATCATCTGCGCGATCGCGTCTTCCTTGCTGTTGTGACAGCCGATGACCTCTCCGTCCTGCTTGACGGTCGCCCAGCCGTTGCAGTCTGCGGACTGATCCGTGACGAAGTACGGCATTACTCTGTCGACTCCTGGCCAACTACGCCGATGTTGAGCGCCTTGTAGTGCTCGTCGCCGCCTTCAACATCTGCGCGATCCTCAAGACGGCGGATCTCATTGAGCGACAGGATGCCGTTATTCAGCGCGATGGCGTATGCGTCGTAGCGCTCCTTGGTCGTCGGTCGGAGCAGGCCGTCAAGGGTGAACTTGATGAAGGTCTGATCGGCACCTGGCACGAGTCGCTGCAAGCCAGCCTCTAGGCGCGTGACGAGTGGTCCAAGCCCAAGGCGCAGCCACTCGATGCTGACAATCTCAACGCTGTTGTACGAACTGTTGCCGCCTGGGTACTGGAGCAGGTGGAGCGGTACGCCCATCAATCGAGCAATGGACTCAACGCCCCAGTGCAGGGTCTCAACCAACTGCATATCGCTGATCTTCATTGACATCTGCTGGAAGTCTGCTCCGCCAGTCAACACCGCGATCTTGTGCATCTTCTCGATGCCTTCATGGCGACGGCTGAACGAGTTGCGGAGTGAGTCCGCCTGATCCTGCGTCAACTCGCCAGGGATCTTGATCACGGCGGATGGGGCTGCACCCTGCTCGTAGAACTTGGCGCTGTACAACTGCGTGGCGCTGGCAAGGCCGAGTGTCGTGCGGTGCTGCTCGACAGGCGACGGCGCTCGCAGCGCGGAGCCGGTGGCGAAGAGTGGGATGTGCAGGATCGCGTCGGCGGTCAACTCCACGCCGACATTGTCATCGCCAGTGACGGTGTAGATCGGTGCGCCATCAACGCTCTTGATTGTGACCTTCTGCGGATCGAGTACGCGCATCTCAACGATGTCACCGTTGCGCCCCTTGATGAACAGCACGAACAGATTGCCATCAATGAGGAGTGACGAGACCATGCGATGCTTGAGGTCAAAGCCAGTGAAGTTCGGATTGTTTGGCTGCGGCATCGTTAGCCAAGATGGTGACGGTCGGTATGGGCGGCGAGTGCCGTCAATGCGGATGTAGGTATCCCATGGCAGCGAGGCCACGGTGTCGGCGTACAACTTCACCGCTGCGTAGTAGGCACCAATCGAGAGCGCCGTCTGGCTGTTGATTGAGACACCGGCAGAAGAAACAGATGGCTGATTGTCGGTGATCCAAGTGCCACCTACGGCACGCTGCTCACCAAGGATGCGGCGAAGGATGCTCACTTACGGTCTCCTAGCGTATAGCCGATAGCGGCAAGAGCCGCGCCCAATGC